CAATCACAGGACTCAGGTTTAAGTTTGCAGGCGGTGAGAACTTTGACGATGGAATTTTCAAACTATATGGGATAGTGTAAAAATGAGATATAAACAAAGAGAGGGTGAGCGAGTTGAATTTACTCAAGACGAGGAAAACGAGTGGGATGCGATGGTTGAGGCAAGACCCGCTGTATTAGCTAAGAGAGCAATTGAAAATACCATTTATGATCTTGAAGCAGAAGTTACACCTGATCGCATGATGGCGGCATTCATTGATCCTGCATGGATGAACGCTCAAAGGGCGTTGATTTCTGTAGAGAAGGAACGACTAGAATCGTTAGAAAACGCATAACAAAGGAAAATGAAATGAAAACAACAGAGGAAATAGCACAGCACTACTCAGCAATGCTTGACTCAGTTAATCTCATCAATGCTGGTCAACCGGAGCAAATGTCAGATGATGAATGGGATGATACTGTGTCGCGTAATCGTCAGCATCTGGAACTAATGCTGACAAGAGATTTTTGGACAGATGAAGATATGAGTCTGATTAACGAAGTTCTAAACTGAAGACGCAACTGGAGATGTAGATGAATGAGCGAGACTGTGCGGTGATGGAAAGTAGACTGGCAAGCCACGAAAAATCAATTGAGAATATTTATGCATCGATAGACACCATGAGAAAAGACATTGCGCTTATTCAAGCCTCGCTCAATCAAATCAAATACACTGTGTATGGGGGACTGTCTTTTTATGTCATAGATGGAATTGGGCTTCTTGAAACTTTAAAACTTGCCACATGAATAAAGCGCATCAAATTAAATTCACCACCTTCGGGCATTAAAGATTTCATGGGATTATTTACTTAGGACTGAAATATGGCAGATACAACCACCACCAATTACTCACTCACGAAGCCAGAGCCTGGCGCCTCGTCGAACACCTGGGGCACGAAAATCAACACCGACCTCGATACCCTCGACACTACCATCAAGTCGGTATCGGACGTGGCGAACGCGGCAGCGGCCAAGGCCAGTAATTTATCGGACCTGGCGAGTGCGGCGACGGCCAGAACGAACCTCGGCATAACGAACCACGAGCTGGTGACGGTGACCACCACAGGCGACATCACCACCGGCGGCACGATTGACGCGACCAAGTTGTCGGGTGATTTACCGGCGCTCAATGGGGCTAGTTTGACAAATATTGAGGCATTTGCCGCTGGCACCAAGATGGCGTTTTATCAAGCATCTGCTCCGACGGGTTGGACACAAGATCTAACCAACGGTGACGCGGCATTGCGGGTCGTAAACACTGCGTTGACTGTTGTAACATCGAGTACAGCGTTGGATACAACTAAGTTTTATAAAATAAAGGATGTCGGCGATACCGACTGGGTCGCACTTGGCGCCGCAAGTGACACCGCCGGAGTTGCCTTCAAACCCAACGCCACAACATTCACAGGCTCCGGCGAATTAACGATAGGCGCTGGTGGCGGTTCTGGTGGTACGAATAACTTTAGTTCAACACACACGCATTCGCATGGGGAAGGTTCATTGTCTGCGAATGGTCATTCGCTGACCGTATCGCAAATGCCTAAGCATTATCACCAGATGCGCGGGCCTAATAGTGTCACAGCACCTCAGAACAATGGTGGGGCAAGTGGGAATGGTGGTTATGGTGGAGGAACTCCAGGTGATCCAGCACAAGATTATGGCACTTTTTCAACAGGTGGTAATGCAGGCAATGGTAGTGAAAGCACAGGTACAAGCAATGGCGATTCTCATAGTCACACAATTTCTGGATCAACGGCCACCCAGACTTTCGCAGCATATAAATACATAGATGTCATCGTGTGCAGTAAAGACTAATGGACATTAAAACCACATGCCCACTGGGTAGCCAGTGTGAGGAAATAAAAGATAACCAAATGCACCGATGCGCGTGGTACACCAAACTGGTTGGTGTCGATCCGAACACAGGTAAAGACGTAGATGACTGGGCCTGTGCGATTGCGTTTATGCCGATGCTTCAGATCGAGATGGCGAACACGAACAGAGGCCAGACAGCGGCCCTGGAGTCGTTCCGTAACGAAACAGTCACGGGGCAGGCTCAATTCAACAAGATCATGTCGCAAGCCACAAATAGCAGACTGGAGAACTAGATGCCAATTCTACCTCTAAAATTACCCCCTGGAGTATTCAAAAACGGCACTGAATATCAAGCGAAAGGGCGCTGGGCCGATGCCGATTTAGTGCGTTGGCACGAAGGGGCTATGCGTCCCGTTGGCGGCTGGCGCCAGCATACGGCCACGACGTTCAGTGACAAGTCACGCGCAATGCTGGCCTGGAGCGACAACGCCGGTGACAGAAAGGTGGCGATAGGAACAGCGTCGAACTTGTACGTCATGAGCGAAGAGAAGACGTTGTACAACATCACGCCGACCGGCCTAGCGGAAAATGGCAGTGTTGACGCGTTCAAGGCAACCGGGTATGGGTCACAACTGTATGGCCGACACAATTATGGAACAACGCGACCAGACACCGATACTTACCAGCCTGCCACAACGTGGTCGCTAGACAACTGGGGTGAAAACCTGGTGGCCTGCTCGACATCTGACGGCAAGCTGTACGAATGGGTGTTAACCTTCGCGACACCCGCTGCCGTTATCGCTAATGCGCCGGTCAACAACCAGGCTCTTGTGGTCACCTCGGAGCGCTTCGTTTTTGCGCTGGGTGCCGGTGGTAACGATAGAAAAGTGCAGTGGTGCGATCAGGAAGATAACACGACCTGGGCACCAGTAGCGACTAACCAGGCCGGTGACATCGATCTGATTACTGATGGCGCAATCCAGTGTGGGGTGCGGGTACGCGGGCAGACACTGATCCTTACCTCCACTGACGCGCATGCGGCCACCTACCAAGGTGCGCCCTTCGTGTATGGATTTGAAAAAGTCGGCTCGGCCTGCGGCATCATTGGCCCAAAGGCCGTGGTTTCGGTGGACACATTCGCTGTGTGGATGGGTAAGAAGGCGTTTTTCTATTACGATGGTTATGTAAAAGCGCTGGAGTCTGATGTCGCTGATTTTATCTTCAACGACATCAACGAGGATCAACGCTCTAAGGTCTACGGCGTGCTTAATAATCAATTTAACGAAGTCTGGTGGTTTTACCCATCGGATGGGTCCATTGAGTGTGACAGCTACGTCACTTGGAACTGGCTGGAGAACCACTGGAACGTGGGGATGCTGGATAGGACCGCCGGGGTGGATAGAACGGTATTCCGGTCGCCCTTCTTCGCGGGAACTGACGGATTCATACATGAGCATGAGACGGGCTTCACTTACGATTCGAGGACACCGTTCGCTGAATCCGGGCCACTGGAAATTGGCAACGGAGAGAACGTGGTCAATGTGACGGGTATGATCCCTGACGAGAAAAACCTGGGCGATGTGAAGGCGGTCTTCAAAACACGGTTCTATCCCACCGACACGGAGCGAAGCTATGGCCCGTTCTCGATGACCAACCCGACCTCGGTCCGGTTCACGGGCAGGCAAGTCAAGATGCGTGTGGAGTCCGCTAAAAACACGGACTGGCGAGTCGGTGAGGTGAGACTGGAAGGCGTAACGGGAGGCAGGCGATGAAGCTGCCACGGCCCCCAAGCACGTACACGGTCACCTACGAGTCCCAGCGTAACCTATTACTGGAGATGGACAGCAACGCTAATTTAAAACGTAATCGCGACCTGGAGGTCGGCGAAGGGCGCTTGATCCTGACCGCGCCTGATGGCTCACGACACGCGCTCATCGTGAGTAACGCCGGCGCATTATCAACGGTGGTGGTGTGAAGCTGCTACAGGTACCCACTACGCATGTTCACCAGACATGGGCGCAGATAGCGCCGCTGTTGGACTCACTGGAGCCATATAATAATGGTGAGGGCACGACAGAGCAGGCTAAGGTGGCCTTGATTAATGGCACATCGACCGCGCTAGTTATTGTCGGTGAGGCTGCACAAGTTCAAGCTGTGATTGTGGGTGAGTGGAAAATGCCACCCGGTAAACGTATTTTCTTCATCAGCGCATGGGCAGGCTCAAACGCGATGAACGATGCGCTGTGGAGCGATGTGCAGACATGGGTCAAACACAACGGCGGTACGACAATTCAAGGCGCAGGGCGTGATGCGGTCTTCCGGCTGCACCGCCAAAAACGGGGATTTAAAAAGGTATACACAGTATATGAAAAGGAAATAGCATGACATTAACGAAACGAACTTTATACGCATTGATGCCTGCCTTGGCGTTTTTAACCTTCAAGAGCAAAGGCGGCGGTGGCGGCGGGTCACAAACCAGCACCACTACCCAGGTGTGGGACGAGGACGTCAAAAAACAATGGTTAAAAATGATCGGGGTTGCTGAGGATGTCACCGACTTACCCTTCCAGAAGTACACAGGGGACCGGATCGCTCAGTACGATCCACTACAAATTAAAGGTTTTGAAGCGTATCAAAATGCCCTGGGAACTGGGGCAGGAACACTAAATAACGCGATCAACACTGCAAGTCAATCCGCAGGGTACTCCCCTGATATGGTGGGCACCCGCACGTTGGGGTCAACATTTAACGACTACCTCAACCCTTACACGCAGCAGGTTATTGATCCGGCACTAGCGGATCTACAACAGTCATACGGGATTCAACAACAGCAGCAAGCTGGGGCCGCAACCGCCGCAGGTGCTTTCGGAGGCTCACGCCACGGGGTGCAGGCTGCGTTAGGGGACCAGGCGTATTACGATCAGGCGGGGCAGCTATCAGCGGGGTTACATCATCAGGGATTCAACACCGCGTTGGGCGCCTTCATGGGCGACTCGGCACTGATGCAGCAGGGTGATATTGCCAACCAAGCTGCCGGACTGGAGGGCAACGCCCAACAGCTTGGAGCGTCTGAGCTGCTGGCCGCATTATCAGGGCAGGAGCGCGACCTGGCGTTCGGCGATGCGCAGGTGCAGGTCGATCTGGGTGCAGAAAAGCAAGGTCTTGCGCAGTCGGAACTCGACCTAGCTTACAGCGACTTCCTGGAAGAGCAGAATGAGCCACTAGCTGACTTAGAAATACTGATGGCAGCCTTCGGAATCACGCCGCAACTGTCAGGCTCAACCACAACAACCACCAAAAGCTGATGGGAACTCTGGTAATGAAAGATAAGATCCTCGAGTTAGAGGATCACATCGCCGCCATGCCTCAGATCGAGGGGCGGGTGGATCACATCTTTAGTGATGGCCTCTACGCCAGGACATTGTATATCCCGGCAGGTACGGTTCTGACCGGAAAGGTCCATAAACGGGACCATATCAACTTCCTGATGAAAGGCACTATCCGAGTGATGACTGATGAGGGCATGAAATTGCTGGAAGCCCCACAAATTATCCCATCGAAGAAGGGTATAAAAAGAGCGGGCTTCGCTGTTTCAGATACCGAGTGGACCACGGTCCACGCGACGACCGCGACGGATGTGGAAACAGCCGAGGACGAGCTAGTTGAGGCGGGACGACCGCACATTTTAAAATTGCTGGATGAACAGAAGAAAATAGGAGAAGAGATATGAGTTTTGGATTAACGATGGCGGGACTGAGTAGTATTCTACTGCCCGCAGCGATTGGCGCGGCTGGCGGTGCAGGCATTGGGGCACTGACTAGCGAGGATGGATTCAGCGATGATGGCTGGTGGAAAGGTGCCATCGGTGGCGGTTTGCTCGGTGGCATAGGCGGTGGTATGGGGATGTTTGGCGGGGCCGCCGCAGCGCCCACCCCATTAGTAAGCGCGTTCGGCACCCCGGCGGCGGCATCAGTAACCCCTAATCTAGCTTCACTCGGCGCCGCACCTGGGGGGCTACTGGGCAGCAACTCCACAGCACTGGCCGGGATAACCCCATCTTTCAGCAGTGCTGCGGGTATTCAGGCGGCTGCACTACCTGAATTTGCCTCAACAGGCGCTTTGGGGGTGGGCGGCACCGCCTCAGCACTGGCGGGGATAACACCCGCCTCTCTGTCCAGTTCAGCCTTTTTGCAGGGGTTGCCCGGCGTTACCGCACCAACGGCGGGGTTTTTAGAGGGTATGATGCCGAGCCAAGATATGATGACCAAGGGGCTATTAGCGTCCAAAGTCTTCGGCGCACTGTCCTCTGATAAAAAGAAAGAAGAACCCTACATGTCGCCTGCGCGTATATCGCCAATAAGTCGTCCTGGCGCACACAGCCCATTGCCCTACCGAATGGGTGGAGGCTTCATGGGTGGAGGACAACGCGGCAGCACATTAGGATCACGGAGGTATTAAATGGGACTTTTAGATATGTTCGGTGGGGGCGACCAGGCCACCACACCTCAAGCACCCGGCGGCGGCATGTTCGACGCTTACTCGGGGCAGAACCAAACCAATTTACAAATGGCGATGTTAGCTGACATGGTTGGCAATTTCGCCGGCAAAGATGTCGGGGCCATGAAATCCATCATGCCGCTGGTGGAGAACGCCAGGCAGCTACGATTACAAAACGAGCAGCGCACCGCTGCACAGAACATGCTGGGCGGTGGGGCGTCTGGGTCTGGTGGTAGCGAGTGGTTGACGCCACAGCAGAAAGCGCTCTACACATCTATGGCCCGAACAAATCCGGTTGATGCGATGAAGTTGCTCTCAACGTGGCGAACACAGTACGACTCTGCCAGAGCCACAGCAGGCAAGAGCCTATTCACGCAGGAGGGTGCGCTGCGTGGGGAGTTCCAGAAGCTAACCGGAGATTTCAGAGACATTCAGGACGCGTTCGGGCGGGTCATTCAATCGGCAGAGCCGGGACCCACAGGGCATCACGCTGCGGGTGATTTGGCGTTAGTCTTTAACTATATGAAGATGCTAGATCCAGGCTCAGTAGTTAGAGAGGGTGAATTTGCAACCGCAGCGAAGGCTGCTGGACTTGGTGAGTCTATAATAGCCGCTATGAACAAGGTCGATTCTGGCGACATTCTGTCACCTGGGATGCGGCAGGATTTTGTTGATCGCTCATGGAAACTCTATGGTGAGGCAGCGGGAGGCTTTGAGAATACATCCAAGGAGTACACTGGGTTATCAAAGCTGTACAGCGGCGTTGATCCATCGAAAGTGGTCACCTCAGAACGGCGGTACAAGGACGACTGGTTTAATCCTTGGTTCAAAAGCTTGGCCGAAACCTCACCCAGTAAGCCGGGGGAGAAGACCACTAACTCGAACGTAACTGGATATACAAGGCAGTTACTCGAGGATGCTATGGACTACGTTAAAACCTTTAATTAACAGGAGCGACGATGGACGCTAAACAACAACAGGTATTACGGGGCGCATACCTTGCGGCGTTACGCGCCGGGGATACGGAGAACGCGGCTAAGTTTAAGGCGGGTATGACTAAGATGGTCGCGGAGATGCCTTTGTACGAAAAGGTCATTGGTGGGGCGGCTGTCGGACTGGATAATATGATCCGTGGAGCGGCCCAACGTGTCGGTGAAGTAGTGCCGAGAGGTGTGTCCGAAGCGCTCGAACTAGAGCCGGGTAAAGGTGATGTCAAGAACCGAAGGCGCGTCAACAGTGCGCTCATGAACACCCTCCCCGGAACCCTTGGATCCTGGGTGCCTGAGATAGCACTGACAGCCCCTGGTATGGGGATGAAGGCGGCGATACGGGCGGGATCATCGATGGGATTGCTCTCACCAACCGCTGAGGACGAGAACCCTTTAGTTAATGCCGGATTAGGTGCAGTGGGCGCTGCTGCGGGCGAAGGGGCCACCAAGATGTTGGCCGCACCACTGAAATCCGCATTGAATCCTGTACAAAAAGCGCTGGCGAGGAAGGCTGAGAGCCTTGGAATTTCGCTAGACTCTGCACAGAAAAGCGGGAATCGTACCTTAAATTACATTGACTCAGCATTGGGCGACATGCCGCTGACAGCAGGGGCGCAGAAATTAAAGAATGAAACCCAACGTAATCAAGTAAACCGCGCTGTGGCTAGGTCTTTCGGGGCTGATACCTCTGAATTAACCAGTGAGCTATTCAAGCATCACCAAGGAGTAATTGGCTCAGAGATGAACGACATCGCAGGTAGAACTGCGATCGCTTTAAATGATGAACTGATTAACGGGTTGGTGAACACCGTTAAACAGATCTCCGACGAGAGTATTGACCCTGCTAAACTAAAATTAGTTAAAAACATAGTCAGAGAGCTTTTATTGGCTCAGAAAGACGGCGCTATACCCGGGACTATTTATCGTAAATTTAACACTAAACTAGCTAGGATTATTGAGACGCGGTCAAAGTCCGGGGACGGGGATTTAGTTCACGACCTAAGTAGATTGAAAGAGATTGTAAATGATGCTGCGGCCAAAAGTATGGACCCTGAAGACCTGTCGAGGTTCAGTGAACTAAGAGGTAGGTATTCTAATCTGAAAACAGCAGAGCGCTCGTATAATGAGACTAGCGGAGAGTTAGTACTTAGTCGATTGAGAAACCAGATCAATAAAGGGAAAGGGCAGCAGGATTTAGGTGACATCGCTAAGATTTCAGATGCGTTTTTAAGGCCCCCACAGAACTCAGGGACGGCGCCCAGGAACCAGATCATGTCGTGGTTGGGGAATCCGTTAACTGCGGCTGGGGGCTACGCCCTCGATCCGATGGCCGGGATTGGCCTGGGCCTTGGCGCAGTTACGTCGGTAGGTTTGAGGAATTTGATGGACCCATCTACTAAAACCAATGCTATCGGTCAGATACTGAAATCAAAATACCCTTCTCAGGCGCTTTCACGAATTGGGGCTGCCGGGGCGCTTACGGATGATTAGTCACGCGTAGTCAATGTGTCACACAGGTGAGGTGATATGGGGGTAGGACGTAGTGTAATCAGCGTATATTTACAACTGGCGAGAGCCGTATGTGGTTGATTATATTACGTTTCTTTAGTTGCGATTGGGGTGGCAAGTACCGTGGCAAGCAGGGGCAACCCCTGGTATCACCACCATTAAATCAATGTCTTACGCAGATTTTAATGTCTCGGCGTTTGCCACTTGTAGAAGATTTGTCACAGCTCGCTTTTCAGACACATTATCCGCATACGCCATGAGGTGGTCACTGGACAGGTGAGCATAGCGCATCACCATCGACAGGTTAGCCCATCCGCCCAGCTCTTGTAACACCTTTAACGGTGTCCCGTTTTGGATATGCCAGCTTGCCCAGGTGTGGCGTAAATCATGCCAGCGGAAGTCCTCGATGCCTGCGCGTTTTAGTGCAGCTCTCCAGCCTCCCCTATTGGCCTTTTGGATCGGATTACCTTTATAGGTAAACACATTCGTCGGGTGCTTTCCCAGTTGCTGGCGAATGACGGCCAGTGCGTCCGCGTTCAGTGGCACCGCCAGGTCGTGCCCCGACTTTGCCTGATCGCCATGAACCCACGCGCAGCGCCTCTGCATATCAATTTGATCCCATTGCAAGCCTGTCACGTTCGACATCCGTAACCCCGTGGCCAGCGTAAAACGCGCCATTGGCTCTACATGCTCAGTCAGTTCTTTAAATAACCGTTCTGCCTCTTCATGGGTTATCCAGCGGACCCGTTTGGTAGATTCCGGCAACAGCGTTATTGTGGGCCTGGTTTCGATCCACTCCCAGTCGTCTCTGGCGCGGTTCAGCACCGAGCGCAGGAACCCCAGGACATGGTTGACCGTCGCATTGCATACCCCCGTTTTTAGCTTCTCAGCTTTCAGGTGGTCGATCAGTCTACGGTCTATCTGCCCCAGCGTCTTGTCCCGAAGATAGGGGTCGAGCCAGCGCAGGTATTTGAGATCGTCCTCTGGACTCTTTCGGTGGCCTTGCTCCTGCGACCATCGCACCACCGCCTCCGGCCAGGTGCGTTCGATCTTCGCGTCGAAATGCTTGACGCGCCACAACTCGGATTTTAGTCGGTCGTGGAACTCTTGTGCCTCCCGTTTGTGAGTGGTGCCAGTAGTCTTTTGTATAGGCTTTCCGCCGTTTGGCGGGGTGAGTCGGACCCACCACGTTTTGTTTTTACCGCGTTCGTAAATTGCCATGTGCGTTTCTCCGGTTTAGGGTCAACCACACGCAGCTCTCGCCGTCTTTCAATGTAGTCCTCTTTGATCCACTGCGCAAGCTGTTCTTCGATAAACACCCAGGATCTGCCGGTCTTACGCCCCGGAACCTGGTTGAGTTTAGCCTTGCGGCGCAGCACTTCGGGATTCATCTTGAGGAACTGCGCGGCTTCACTGATGTCCAGGGTTTTCACTGGAGACCATCTATACTGTCGGAAATATTGCGCAACTCGCCGCATGCGGCACGTATCGCTATATCCCGCTCCTCACACGCCCTAGTCATCACACCACTATGGTAGTCCGTGGCACACGCTGTTATGAAATCCCCGGTCAGTTCTGGGTGGTTCTTAGCGTAACCGTCACCAAAGATAGAATCTATGCGAGTCACTGCGTCTCGCAGATATTCATCGATAGTCATAGGGGCCTGCCGCATTAGCGTTTCGTTTGATACTTCCATTTTTTAATCCTCTTTGAATTATATCAGCCTGTCCAACGGGCTTTCTTTGCTCGCGAGTCCACATGTGTGAACTTGTCGTAGCTACCAAGGCCCGCACTGTCCGGGTACTCGGCCTCTAGGAAAGCATATACATTCTCAGGCTTCACCATGCGGACCTTGATGTCAGCGGCGCGGCCCAACAGATGATAGCTGGTGCTTTTCCCACCTACCGCTGCATTATGTTTCATGCAGCGCATGCCGCTGGTCACGATGACCACCTGGCTAAAATGGCGACGTACAGCTTCTAGCATCTCAACGAGGCCAATATCCACCGTGGCATCCGACGATTTAAAACAGATTTTGCAGCGGCACGCGAACTCACTGCGTGAGAAATGCTTGGATAAATCACCCATTGTTGCCCCCATCGGTGGTAAAGATCCCAATCACACCCGATAATGCAATAGTCCCGGCCACCAAATGGTCAGCCAACTGGGGCGCGATACTGAAGCCGATCCCACCGGCGAACATGATCAGGCCACGGATAGTGGAGGCTTCTGATAGACGAGCAAGTATATATTTCAACATTTTAGTATTCCTCATTGGTGTTGTTTGGCACACGTTTCCATGTGCTGATTTCTGTGGAGTAACACTCCAGGTATTTAGCGGGCTGTACGATGGCTGACGACGCTGCCGCGTGGTCGTCTGTCAGATAAAATTCAAAGTCGGTAAAGTTGCGACGCTGCCCTCGCAGGAAATCGGTGACGTCGGCCTTGCCATTGGGCGAGTGGGGGAGCATCATGATGCGCCCCAGGTTGGTGTCGATCCAGACGCGGAAGGGCGGAGCCATCATTGGAATATCTCCTCGATGCCTTCTTCCATCGATCGTAGCGGCTTTCCTACATCGCACTCACGCGGCAAATACAGCGCTGTAATGGTGTTCCATTCATCAATCAACTCCAGCTTGCCCCGATTGGTGGTCGGTATCCGACATGACTTCAGGTACGAAATGATGCGTCCATAATCGATCCCGTCATTCAATATCTTCTCAGCCTGACGCTCTGCCCTCTGGCTCCGCTGTGAGCGCTGGTTGGCGAGACAGCATACGCGGCAACTGCTGTGTCGGCCATCCTTCGACCGCTTGTTCATATAAAAATCTTCCGGGTGCTTGTTAGTCGAACATGCACTACAGCGTTTTAACGCCATTTAGTTTCTCCAGTTAATAGTAAAAATGGCATGGCAGACACCTGGTTGAGTACAACACAAGTAAGTCGGCACCCCCATGCCCTCGGGGGTTGTGCGCCACCCACCGATATGCGCGGTCCTCATTGAAATCGTTACAGCTCTCGCTTTAAACTGTCTAACAAATTGCGCTGACCACTTTCCTTTCGTTCAAGGGCGTCCATAACAACGTCATCGATAGTTGCTTCAGCTAAAATATGGTGGATTATCACCGGTTTGGTTTGGCCCTGGCGGTGTAATCTCGCGCAGGATTGCTGATATGTCTCCAGGTTATAATTGACGCCATAAAAAACCATGATGTGACCTCCCTGCTGTAAATTTAATCCATGTCCAGCCGATGCCGGGTGGCACAGCATCAAAGGAATCTCATCACCTTTATTCCAACGGGCTACCGAGTCGTCCCGCAGCACTTCGCCTTGCGGAAAGCGTTTCTGAAGCTCCGCTAGGTCTGACTTATATTGGTAAAAGACCAATATGTTCTCCCCGGTCGAGTTGATAATCTCTTCTAACGCTTTAAGTTTGGCGTCATGGATGACCCGATACCCCCCATCTTCAGTCAGGTAAAGATTGCCGTTAGTTAACTGCAAACATTTATTCACCAAGACGCCTGCGTTAGCGGCCTCAACGACAGCGTCATCCAGCAACAGCAGTAATTCAGACCGCAACTCTTCATATTGTTGCTCTGCGGCGGCGGGTAGCTCAACATACACTCTGTTATAGATACGCTCTGGCAGATCCAGGTAATCCTCCGCTCGCATCGACATCACGATGTCGGCGACCTTGGCCTGGATACGCTTTTGCGCCCCACGTTTGGGGGTGTACGTGTGGCCGAAGAAGTCAGCATCAAAAAAGGTGTCACGGAATCGTGAGAGCGTTTTGAACAGCCGTTGGCCTTGGTCCAACAAATAGAGTTGCGCCCACAGGTCGTGTACACACCGGGGTGTGGGCGTACCGGTTAAAATATAGGTGCGCTGCGTCTTCTTGATGAAGGCTTTAGCGGCCCTGAATCGCTTTGATCCGGGGTTCTTGAAAAGGGATGACTCGTCGAATATGACGGTGTCAAAATGCCAACCCTCACCGCCGACATGCTTTGTCAGCCACACCACATTTTCAGCATTAATTAGATAGACGTCGGCGCGTTTTTCAACTGCCGCCTCGCGCTGCGCCTTGGTCCCGATGATCTTGCTGAATACCAGATGATTAGTGTGCGCCCACTTCTTGGCCTCTTCTTCCCACACGGTTTTACACACGCGCAGTGGCGCGATTATTAATATAGTGCGGGCAGCGCCAAATAGAATCATCTCGACTATCGCCGTGAGCATGATGATCGTCTTGCCCAGGCCCATGTCGAGAAAAAGACCAGCGTGGGGACGGGTCAGAACCCACAGCAATGCGTCCAGTTGGTAAGGGTGCATATCGGCGCGAGTCAGCTTCATGTCAGCATCGCCTGGATGAACTCATCTACACCCTGGTGCGTGTCGATCACATAGACTTTATGCCCCAGCTTTTCTAGCCGCTGATGCTCCCATAGCTGTTTCGGCGTGGGTTTCTTGCCCGGCGCTTTGAGTTCTACAAATGTGATGCGCCCAGGCATGACCACCATCCTATCTGGCACTGATCGCCGACCCGGGGAGGTGAATTTGGGGGCATACCAGTTCTGTTGTCGGCAGCGTTTGAGCAAATACTGTTCGATGTCCTTTTCTAAAATCATTTCCTGTACCTCTTCATAGCGTCGCCTTCCGCGTCCAGCGGTAATCCCTTTGTCCACAGATGACCATTGGTCATTAATTCAACTAGATAATCTGACGTTAATTTCTCATCACCGTCATCTACTTCAGCGACAATTTCATCGTGAACGTGGAAGATAATCTCAAATCCTGCTTTATCGATCTCGGGCATGGCGTGGGCTAAGACATCCCTGGCAACAGCCTGGGTTATGTTTTCCACCAGTTTTGCAGAATATGTAGTCAACTCACCCCAGCCGCACAAGGTGCCACCCATGTGCGTCATCGTGTCGCCGTCCCAGACAAAACCTGGGTAATACAGGCGACGAGACGAGGGCAGTTTGATCATCAGATCATCACCATCAAACATAAACCGCAACTTCCCATCCATAATAGTAACCGGACGATCAGGGTTTTTATACGCACGTACCGCCGCTTTACCGACCGTTCGCCACAATTCAACGATCTTGGGGTTGGCCTCTCGCCATTGGGTTTTGATTTCCTCAGCTAACTCTTCAGTCATATCCACACCGTATACCTTGGCCATTGAGAGAAACGCTTTTACACCACCCCCATATCCGAGACTTAAAGTCGCGACTTTCCCCACGAAGCGTTCATCTTTGGCGATGTCTGAATAGTCTTTTTTATATATCTGCGCCGCCGCATACTTATAAATGTCTTCCCCATTTCGGAAGATGTCCAGCGTCGTTTCATCCCCAGCCAGCCACGGCAGGACTCTGGCTTCGATACCCGCGAGATCCGCAACGACAAAATGGCGGCCTTCAGGGGCTTTAATAAATGCCCGCAGCAGACTGCTCACCGTGTCGAACAGGTCGTCAATACCTAAATAGGTGTCACCGTCGCGGATGATCCGCAGCGCGTCCTCGACCTCTTGCTCACTGAGCGCCCCCCGTGGGAAGTTCTGTATCTGTGGACCCCGCCCGGCGAACCGGCCAGTGCGATACGCGCCATAATATTGAAGTGTGTTTCGGACACGCCCATCAGCGCAGGTCCAATCCAATAATCGACCAACTTTTGCAGTGCTGGTCTTGCCAACCATTTGGCGAATATCGAGGACCCTGCGGACCTGCTTCGGCAGATCGCCAGCCAATGTCTCTTTAACTGTGAGTTTTGTGAGATCTGCCATCACCACACCTTGCTCCCGAACCCAATCGAGGATCCCATTGCGTTGACTGGCGCGGAAGCCACAAATACTCACACTGACTTCGTTCAGCCGTATCAACTCTAGGTCGATCTCTCGCTGAGTTGCCGAAAGCGCCTCAGTATCCACGGGGATCCCCCGGTCATTGATCTTCTGATCTAGCGCCCAGATAATATCTTCCATTACTTCAATCTCCGGTAGCACTCACGCATGGCATGTACATCGCGCTCTGCATAGTTGATAAAGTCCGCCCAGTCCTCGGGTGCATCGACCGGACGAATCCTCGTTGTCGCATCCTTCTTGGTGGGCTTTCTGGGCATGCAGAACTTGCGGATCAGGCGCCAACCAACTGCGGCTTGTTTCTTTTCATCCTCGTCCAGACCAAGCGCTGACCCTAAGTCCTTCAAGCCGCCGCAATATCCACGGCGATACGCCATGATCATGGTGTCGTGGTATCGACTGATGTCCAGGTGATAATTTAAAACATGTTCTAAAATGCCTCTATCAAAAGAGGAATTGTGAAAGCAGAGGTCACCCTCACCGGTTAGGTACGCATCCAGTTCCTCGGGTATTGGGCCTGCCGTGGCATCCCATGTTTGAACATCCCCATCGTTGAAGGCATAACTCATCACTAACGCTTCAGTGCTGGGGTGCCGAACATACACGGCACTCCCACACTTCTTGATGTCACATTCTGAGAATGTTTCAAAATCAGCGAAAAGCATTTTTAAAACTCGGCTTCGTAATCCACGAACTCATCATCGCCGGCTGCGGACGTACCGCTGAACGCATCGCCGTGAGAGTCGAATTGAATACCCCGCAGCCCAGCGTTGATGCGCTTTCCATACTGATTATCCATCGCCCACAAATCGACTATGGCATTTACATACATGCCCCCGTAGATTTTCTCGTCATCGTCTGTTAGCGGCGTCTTATCTTGATCGACCACTGAGATGCGTTTCTTGCTGGCAGCTTTAATATATAGATGTCCTTCGTACCCATCATATGACCGATCGTCCCCATTTTTTAGGCATATTTTATCGGCGGGTAGGCGCTTGCCTTTGAAATCACGCTTCAGCATGATGTCGATCTCGGCCTGAAGCATTTTATGATTCTCCGACCCTTTTTCAATCAGGAAAGTCGCTTCATATTTCTTATCACCTTCGCCCTGGAAGTTGATCGGGGTGAACACAGCAGGGAATGACAATCTAACTCGTTTTAGTAACATATTTTTTATCTCTCATTTTTAGTTTCATCTTTGAACGTCTCCAACAATAACGCCGGGCGTTTGTCGCTGTCCTTTGCGATTGTGGCCTGTCCTTCAGCCACCTCTACAAACTCCGAAAGTTCGGAACCTGCAAATTCTGTTTTACCCCCCAGCAGCTTTTCAGCCTGGGCCACGGATAGGTACTTCTTCACGAAGCTTTTGTCGGCGAAGATTTCATCCAGTCGCCACTCAATGTCCACACCTTCAGTTTTCCAACTGCGCGGTCTTTTCCCTGCGACCAATTTAAATCCTGGGACTTTTACACCAGCCAAGAGGTCATGTTTGGCGCGATCCTCGACGGACTTAACCCAACCTTTGATGAATTTTGTCTTGGCATACGCGACCCCGACAGATTCGAGCGACATTTGGGCTACATCGCTTGTGGTCATTTCTGTCGCTTCATCAAACGCCGCTACGCAAATCGCAGAAGCGTTGCACCAACGGCAGTGTGAGCCTGTGGTGAATTTGGGCTTTTCAGCTTCAGCATCCGCAATAATCTGCTCAAGCTCCTTCTCAAAAGCCCACAGCTCATCAGGCGTGGTCCGGTGGATTAAGGGTTGATCACTGACTTGAGGCTGGATGATCACTAAATTGACATGTTCGATGCCAATGATGTCGAACTCTTTTAAGGTGCCGAGGGCATACGCCTTCAACTGTAGGGTGCGGGGAGACACAGGCATCGAGCCGGTTTTGAGGTCAACAATAGTTAGAGTGGCCCCAACGATAGCCGTGAAATCCACAGTACCCTTGCAAATATCACCAATTATCTTTACGAGGCGTTCGGTTTCTGAAAAGTCACTGACGCGTTGTAGGTTTTTACAATAATCGATATACGGCTGTATTAAACCCAGATGCTCTGGGGGCAGCTCTTCGGTGAAGGGTTTACCTTGTATAGCGAGATCTGCCTGGTCGTGCAGCATTGTGCCAAGATCGGCAGCGGGGGAGCTGATGTTCGGTTGCCCCACGCTCAGTTGTTGGCTGCCCGCACAGGCTGCGACCCGTGGCAACGAACTCGGCCTAACCACCGCGTCAGCGCTCATTGCAGTTCCGGGTTGTTGAGCAGAATAATGAGTTGCGCTTCGTCCATCTCATTTACTTTCAACGCCTGTCCTAAAGCGTCGCTAATTAGAGCGATGGGGTCACCGCCACGGGATTTATACACCATCAATCCACTGCGGCAGGCTGCTACCATTTGCGCTAACGTCTGGACCGGTTCAGGGGTAACAGGGGTAACAGG